ACAATGGTTCCGTTTTTATTGTAGTGTATTCTGTTGTACTTTTCAAGCTCCTTGCGATATGCGGAGCTCGCTTTTCCAGCCTGCCGGCGGCTCCACCCCACAACCTCCAGCCGTTCTGCCCTGCTCTTGAAGCCCATGGCTTTGTTGAAGCGGGTATACTCCTGATTCAGTCGGGCCAGCTTGATCCGGTCGGTGAGCAGCTGCGACTCATCCCCGGCCGCTTCGCTCATCAGCACACGCTGCTTCTGGGTGCGGATATTCCGCTCAATGCGGTTCTGGTACTGGGTAGCCTCGTATCCGGTCATGTTCCGGCCCTCGTAAGTAACACCTCTGGCATTATCCTGCCGGAAGGCTTCCAGCTCCGCATCTGTGTACTGCGGGCTGTTTATCCCCAGCAAGATGGGGAAGGCCACATGGCCGCAGTTCAGCGTACCGATGCGCCGCGTGAGGTTGCCATTCAGACGCTGGAACTCTGCATCACTGTACTGTCGGCCCTGGATCGGCTCGTGGTCCGGGGCGCTGTTGGCGTGGGCACTGATCTCCCAGCCGTTGCAGCCCAGCGCATCATGGTTCTGTTGGGTGACCTGCTCCACCAGCAGGCCCATGCCACCCATCAGGTTGCGCCGTACAGCTGCTCCCAGTTCTGTGCTGATGCCGCTGGCATAGTCGATGGTCACAATACCGCGCCCGGCCAGCTTGCGGGTGGCCTGTCTGGCCGCCTCGCTGGCGCTGGTGGCACCTGTGGCCACCAGCTTGAACGCCTTGTCCATGCACTCCCGATACACGTCCTGCAACGGCAGAGGCTTACCGGTGGCCGGGGAAACCATGCCCATGGTCTGAGTGATATTCTCCAGCTGCTCCCCGGCCAGCTTTACAGCAGCCTCAGTCAGCTGCAGCAGGCTCCCTGCATCCGCTTCGGTGGCCCACACCCCTACACGGGCATAGTCATCCTTTTGCGCAAATTCTGCAGCGCTCGAAAGCAACTGCTCAGCCTGCTTTTTGGTAATCCTCAGCTGGGCTTTCAGGTATTTCTCCAAGTCTTTCCGGGCCAGCCCCAGCGCCTCGGCCCGATATGCCTCATAGGCAGCAGTGCTGGTCATCTTACCGGCTTCCAGGACCCGCTCAACGATGTCCTTCAGCAGCCACTCGATAACCGGCTGCGCGATCTCCTCCGCCGCTGCCTGATAACCTGCAATCTGTTCCGGGGTCAGAGCCACGGCCTACACCCCCCTTATTCCAGCATGGAGTCCAGCTCAGGCATGTATTTCTCGCGCACCTTCTGTAGATCACCAGCAGTCTCCCAGGGCAGGCCGTATTTCCAAGCCAAAGCGATTTCCGGTTTGAGCATTCCTGCGCTCACCAGCTGCATGGTCTCGGCCCATTCTTTGTCCTTGTCATACAGAACGCCGTTGCCCCAGTCAATGCACACCGCCCGTTCCGGGTCCGGTTCGAAAGCGCCGGGGACTCGGTATAATTTGCCCAGTTTGCCACACAGCACCACTGTGCGCCGCACAGCTGATTCCCACATCTGCTGCAGATCCTGAATGGTCAGGCTGTAATCACCCTGACTGCTGGTCACCTCGGTGGCGGTGCGCTGGGCAGCCTCTACCTCGCCCAGAATGCCCCGCTTCAGGCCGATCAGGCTCTCAACGTTGCGCAGGTATTCCCGCTTGCGGGCCAGAAAACTCTCCTGCCGCAGGGCAGGGGCAAACACAGTGACGCCGGTGTTGGCGATCTCATCGTCGATGCCCACGAAGAGGCCGGGAAGCAGCACCGGGCGGCCGTTCTTACGCTTGTCCAGCAGATCCGCCGATGCGAACACCCGGCTCTCGCCGTGGTCGAACTCCCGGCTGAGCTGTCTCTCGTTTCGGTTGATGTTGTGAATCAGCCCTGCCGCCGCAGCGTACACGCTCACCGGGTCGGCGCTGCCATCCACACAGTTCTCCAGGGGCACCTTCAGGCCCACGAGACCGATGCCGCCAACATCTCCCACCACCGCCACCGGTTCCAACGCCGCATATTGCGGCAGAGCGGTAAGCCCTACCTGGGTGCCGATGCTTTGTCCATCCCAGCTGCAAAAGAGTTTATTCTCAATCACCAGCCGGCCCGCTTCGTCCAGGCTGCGTCGTTCCAGCAGCGTGTAGAATTTGCCGTTTTCCGTGGTCATCTCAGCGCTTCCCAGTGCGGTGACCTCGCCGTCCGGTCCCCGGCCCAACACCGTGACCATATCCCGACGCATTACAGTGAAGGAAAAACCGGTAGGACCCGGCACCGGTTTCAGCCATGCCTCGCCGCCGATCATGGCCAGCTGCATCGCCTTTTTGCGCACCGATTCCAGACTATCCAGCACACCAATCACAAATGTCTGCTTTTCGCTGGCCGCTGCTTCGTATTCCGCAAAGCACGTTCGGCTCAGCTTGCTCACCACCGTGTAGGGCAGCCGCTGGCAGGGGTCCTCCTCGTCGGTCACATCCCGGTCGAAATAGAGGCGGAACCAATCCTCGATAGCCGTTCTCATGGCAGCAGAGGTGCAATCCTTAGCCCCCGGATATGCCTGCTCAAAATGATAGACCTTGTTATTCAAAAGTGCTCCGAAGAAGCTCACCGGATCACCCCCTCGCCCTGGTTGTAGATAATCACACGGCGCTGACGCCGCAGTCCATCCTGCATCCCTTCAATGTAGCTTTCCAGCCGCTGGTTTTCCTGCTGCAGCTCCGCCAACTGCCGCACCAGCCTCTGGTTTTCTTCCATCAGCTGTCGGCGTGCCCACTCAGGCAAAAAACGCAGCCTGAGCCAGGTATAAAATCTCTTGATCATGCGCCCCTCCTCTTCCAGATCCGGCTCATCGCGTAGCGCACCGCATCGATGTGGTGGTTATCCAGATCCGGGTAACCTTCCAGCACCTCGCCGGTCTTCTTATCCTTCTCATATTCGTACTCGCTGAATTCCTTGGCGGTGTCTGGGCAGCGGGCCGGATCGATGCGGATCTCCGCAAGGCTCTGCAGCCACTTCATACCTGCCTTCACGCTGCCAGGCCCCTTTTCTGCTCCCCGGCAGGGCAGGCCCAGTGCCCGGTAATCACCACAGCTCTTTTCCTCCGCGGAATCCGCTGTCAGATACTCTTCACGGCCACCCTTCTGACACACGCCCTTATCCAGCAGGATTTGGGCTGTATCTGCGTTTGAAGTGCGTCTGCGGGTAGATTCATCCCAGATATACAAAACCTTTCTGGCGGCGTCATAGCCGCAGCTATTGAAGGCCCAGGGGTCAGGGTACCATCCCCAGTCCACCCCGTGGTAGCGCCGCTCCATCCGGGCAATCTCCTCATCAGTGATGGCCGTTAGATTCAGATTTTCAAAGACCTGTGTTCCACTGCCCACCACCTCACCCAGATACTCGTGGCGATATGCGGTTTCGTTCGTGGCCTGCAGGTGCTCGGCATCCGCCAAGAATCGAGGCCCCAGCCAGTGGGGCGGAACGCTGCGGTAAGAACCTTCCCAACAACCTTGGCAAACAGGCTTTGGTGGCTCACTCATGGTTCTTGCCCGCTTTCGAATCTCATTTATCATGTCGTCTGCCAGCCGTTTTGCTCTTTGGTTAAAAGGAGATTCGCATGTTTCTGCGATCTGATACAGCTGCTCCGCATTTACAGCAGCGCATACAATATTCATCACCGCACCTCCTTCTCCAGTTCCGTCCCGTCATCCGAGCAGAACATCTGGCCGTCATGGTATGTGTTTCCGCATTCCGGGCACTTAATAGCGCCGTTTGCATAGTCTTCGCCAAACCCAAAGAAAGCCGCGCACGCAGTCATAAAGCCGCACACCCCAAGTATAACCAAGGCGACCGAAATCAGCTTCTCTCTGCGCCCCCACAATATGCCGCCAGCAAAGAACATGGCCGGGGAGAAAACAGCAAGTAACACCAGTAGCGAAACCACCTCATCGCACCTCCGTGAATTTCTTCAGCAGCCGCTCGGCCATTTCCTGCGGCCGGCCGATGGCTGCAGCTCGTTGCATCACGTTCATTTGTTTTCACCCACCTTTTCCAATCTGGCCAGAAGCCCGGCCACGTCATATCTCCAGTTCACTTTCAGCTGCCGCTGATCCACCTCGATGCCTTTCACCGCGGCCCACTGCCAGGGGATGCTTTTTCGCTCCCCGGCGGCCAGAAAGGCCAGCACATCCGCCGCGGATACTGCAAAGGTGCGCCTGATCGACCGGAACTCGATGACCACCACGGCGCTGATGCCTTCATGCTGCGCCGCTGCGTCCATGTCCCTGATGTGCTTCTCCTTGCGGTATTTCCCTTTCTCCTTGTTCCAGGTGCCCAGAATTTTGGGCAGTGGGATGCTTTTCTGGTCTATAGTCTTCAGCTCGGCCAGCATCAGATGGCCGGAGTGATAGACCAGGAAGTCACAGATGTTGTCGATGGAGAAGGACAACTGGTCATTGCCGCCGTAGTATGTAGCCGCGCTGTCCTTCAGCCGGTAAACCCAGGCATCTTTCGGGCACGAGGCCTTGAAGTCCGCCTCGAATCGCTTGCCGGTAAATTCTGATTACCTCTGCTCCCATCATCTCTTCCAGCCAGCGGTAGAATGCCGGCCGGAAGATCAGATACTTAGAGCGTTCCGACGTATCCAGCTGCGTCCCGATCGCGAAGGGCAGTTTCCCTTCCTGAATCATCTGCCCGAGGATCCGCTCGCTGATTGGAACCTGGTTTGCTCGAAGTGCCTCGCAGCAATCATGAAGCGTCATCGTGGGAAATTCCATGCTGGTCCCTCCATTCTTTGTGGATTTCTGCCTGAATGCCCATTTCCTTTGGGCATCGTCTTGGCGGTTCTGAAAGCCTGCTTTTCTTCTTTCTCGGCATTCTCCTGTGCCGCAATCACTTTCAGTGCGCGAACCGGTGCGGCGGCGTTGGGGGCTTCAGAAAGCCCTTCATAGGCTTCGATCAGTTCCAGCATATCGCTGGCGGTCGAGGCAAAGCACGATGCCTCACTGAGCACCCGGAACGTATTGAGGCGGGCCACTCCGCCAACATTCAGGTAGTCGTGCATGGTGGAAAACTTGACATATTCCATTTC